GAGGAGACGATAGTGGTGGATCAGATGATGGAACCACGGACCCCGGATCATCTTATACACCAGTGCCACAAAACACTTATACATTCTTTGATCCTAATCTTGGTAGATACAGATCAGGAACCTACGATGAGTATCTACAATACGTGACTGCTAAAGACGGTGGTATTATACAATTAAGTGAAGGTGGTAATGATGAAGACCCTATAGCTGAAAATAAAAAAGTAAATTTAAGAAACATCTTAGAGTTTATTCGTCAAAACAAAAATGCAAGAAATGAAAATAAATATTTAAGAGATGAATTAGCAAATGTGGCCGCTACAACAGATGACCAAATGTCAGTAAAAAGTGAAAGTCGAAGATTGTTAGATGAAGAAGCTAGATCATTAGCTGAAGATGATAAACTATTAGGTGACATGTTGAAAGAGCGTTTTACAGATATGGAGGGTATCACAGGACTGACAGTACAATCAGGAGACGCTGTAAAAATGGCAGAAGAAGATCAACCTGTTAAAAATCTTTTAAAAAATTTAACGGATAAATTTGATCTACCTAGAACTCGTCCCCCTGAAGAAGAGGCACCTCGTATAATTGAAGTTTATGTCAAAAACCCTGATGGAACTTTTAGAATTATATCGGTGCCAATGAATCAAGATACTCTTCAAAAATTACGAGATGGCACTTATCAGATGACAAACAGAAGTTCGTTGGATACTGGTATTTTTATAAGTCCAATAACAGATAGAAGACCTGTAAATCCTGACACAAATGATCGAATAGATGACATGATAAGAGATCAATATATGAATCAATTGTATCAACAAGCATTAGACTATGAAATGCAAAAGGAACGAGACGGTGGCACTACGATAAGAGACCCACAAACAAATCAAATCACAGCGTTCAATGTAGCAGACGGTGGCATTATAGGTTTGAAAGATGGTGGCATGAATGATATGATGCAGGCTGACAGCTTAATGTTCAGAGATCCTTCTGATGAAGGACAATGGGAGTATAATGTTTAAATTCAACAGTAAAGACGCTATTTGGTTAGCAGGTATCCTTCTTAGCTTTGGTATAACCTGGGGTATGTGGAGCGAACGCTTGAATGCTGTAGAACAGAAAGCCAATAGTGTTGCAAAAATGCAACAGGACATCGCTGTTATCAAGGCTCAACTTCAGTCCATGGATGATAAAATGGCCTGGATGGAGGAGTTTTTAATCAAGAATTACAAGGAGTATTAGAAATGGATATGGAAAGACTTTTGGCTTCGGTACGTCACAACGAAGGCTATAGAAATAAAGTATATTTAGACACACTAGGAAAAAGAACTGTGGGGGTCGGGCACCTCTGCGTTGAAGATTTTTGGGAAGATGACAAGGAATATGAAGAGTCATTTTTAATGGAAATATTAGAAAAAGATTTAGAGAACGCCATATCAGGCGCAGAAGAATTATTGGGTGAATATACAGTCCATGATCAATGTAAGGAACTGATAGTAGAGATGGTTTTTCAGCTTGGAAAAACAGGCGTCAGTAAGTTCCGTAACATGTGGTCAGCATTAAAAGATAAGACACCCCCAGATTACAAGACAGCGGCACTAGAAATGCTCGATTCGAAGTGGGCCAAACAGACCCCGAACCGGGCAAAACGCATGTCAGATACAATGGCTAGTTTAGGATAGGAGGACGTTATGTGTGAATGTTGTGGTGGCGGATGCGGTAGATAAAATGAAACAAAATTGGTACATGTGGTTATGTTCTATAATTTTAATAACATGTGTTCTAATAATAGGCTTTCAAAAAAAATCTTACGCTGAAACAAATACGGTGTCGAGTACGGTTGTGACCAATTCGACACCACCTACGGCCAATGCACCTTCTATAATCAACTCGAACAGTGATATATGTAAGGTTGGTGTGGGAGCT